ATAAATGTTTCGTCTGCATTCGTATTTCCTTCAGAACATGGAACCAAATGACCGGCAACAACTTCATTATCCTGATCGTAATCTGTGGCTCTCGTAAGAACATATTTATTCGATACATCACCTGGATTTGTTACTGTATATATTCCATTATGAACACGTGATACACCTGTTTCATTTTTTACCAGAATCCTGTCACCATATACAACACCAATTCCATCAACAGACAATGCGCCATTTGCATTGGCCTGAAGAATTTTTCCAACACCGCTTCCTGAAGGCGCATATGCAGGAAGGGCAGAAACAGTTGCCAGTCTAACAGGCCGTTTACATCCCGTATCTGGCAACGTAGACGCAACAGTAGACAATGCATCATCAATTCCTTCAAGATGAGAAGCTAAATGCTCTGGATCAGGAGTGGCAGGAGTGTAATTGGCAGGAGTATAAGCAATTTCAAGAATATCACCATCGATTTCATCCTGGTCCAGATCAATATCGACTTCATCATTTAAAGTATCATCCGTAATGGTTATTTTAGCAGATCCTGCATTGATTTTTTTGAATTCAAGATCAACACCGGTCTTCTGCTTAAATACGCCAACACCTGCCGTACCAACATTGGAGGCTGTATTTGGTTCCCCTGTTCCGGATCCAGATACTTTTACAAATGTTGGTGCTGTGCTGGTAAGCATCCATATATCTTCTGTATCCGTCTGGCGAATAAATTTACCGATATCTCCAGCAACGTATGAAGCTCCTGTTCTTGCTGCTGCATTTGCAAAAACAAAATTATATGGAACATGAATATCCGGCGGCAGTAAATTTGTATGGTCCAGAGGAATGGCCAGCCAAGCAGCACCGTTCCATACAAAAACAGCACCTGTGTCCTGCTCAATAAAAAAATAACCTGGAGAATCAGGAGATGGTTTTATGTCTGAAGATAAGCCGCCATATCGATTGCTTGCATATTGTATAATTGCCATCTTATTTCCTTAGTTTATAATTTACATCCATTTCAAAGATATGACCACAAAAAAATTCAATAACCATTTTCCCAGATACCGTATCAAAATAAGGATCTCTTGCACTTCCTTCTGCACCGCATACACAACATTTTGCTTCAGGCGAAGTTAAAAGAACTTCTGTCATTGTTCCAACTCCACCAACTTTCTTTTTAAGCTTACAACACAACTCATTATTCTTTGCATTCCTTTGCTTCAAATAAATACGAGCTTCTTCTAACGGAGGGTCTGAAGGAACTGCTTTTGTATCGATATGAATATAGTTACCAAGCTGAATATTTCCGTTTACATGAATTTTTTCATTAATTGCTGCAGGAACTCCAAATCCCCAATTGCCTGAAGTATCAATTCTTCCTGCTTCAGCACCATTCATCATGAAATAAAAAATATTAGAAGAAGAAGACCCGACAGAATTCTCAGTCAAACGGGATGTTTCAGCACTGGCTGTATTTTCGACTCTGACAGCAGAAGAAACTGCTCTTTTAAGATGAATTAAATCAGAAGGAACAAAATTTCCACCAAACCCAAAAAGTCCCTGTGTTGCGACTCCAGCAACAGCACCATCAAGTGTTATAACGACTTGTCCTGTTCCTGTATCTATTACTTCAACGGAAGAAATATCTTCAAATATTTTATCCTGCGGAATAGACTGATAAAGATCAAAAACATATTTTTTAGGAGTAAGATGTTCATCTGCCGTAGGAGGGACATAAGGAGAAGCTGCTCCTATAAAATCAATTATCGGATAGTCACCAGAACCTGCTTCGCTTACTTCAAATGTTGAAATTCCCTGATGCAATGTTGTGCTTTCAAAAATAACAGCACCTTCAAAGCTACCTGCTCCTAAGTTAAAACCGCCTGCTGTATCAATATAAAAATTCGTAGTTCCAAAATAAAAACTCGATGCCGAACTATCATACCCTTTTGCCAAACCTATATTTACATTTGAAGCACTTGCATTAGGTTTTGCCTGAAACCAAAAAGTATTTCCAATATCAAGAATATCAAGTTCATCCGTATCTGATCCAACACGAAGCCTAAAAGCAGAATCAAATGATTTTAAATATCCACCTGTGTTTAATAAAACAGAATCATGCGTTGTATCTTTATGTAAACCACATGTTCCTGTTAAACCATAATGTTCTGCATTCCAAGAAGGATCAGCACAAAGAGAAAAAGAAGAAATAGAATTACCGCTTGAAATTCGCTTTCCAATATAATTCGAAGAATCAACTTCAGTTTCTTCAATTACCCATATATGATATTCCGCAGCAGAATTAGAAACTGTTAATTCATAATTACCAAAAGCATCTGATGTTGTTTCAACAGCGTCATCAAAAGGACTTACTGCAAGACGAGCAAATACTTTTGTATTCGGAATTATATTTCCTCTTCTGTCAACCAATGTTTCAAGTATTTTTGCCATAATTAATTATTCCTTAATCTGTTTCCGTAAAATTTATCGCCATATCATTATAATGATAATCAAATGTAGGATTTGAATTCGTTATTTTTATATCTCCACAAAGAACAGGAGGTAAATCATGATGCTTTACTCTTAAAACAATAATATCTCCACGCTCATTAAAATTTTCAAGCATTCTTAATTCGCTCACTATATTCGAATCCTTTAAAGAATATCCCAACGCCACATCAAATAACTTTCTTCCAGGATGGCCAAAAAATAACCTTGAATTATCAAATGTAATATTTTTCCCTGTCCACCCCTGAGTTAATTCTCCAGAATGAACATCCTTTGGTTTTATGGAAGAAGGATGTTCCGGAATAACCACAGCAACCGCAGGAGATGTATTATATGAATGCTCCAATATTGGATAAGCCAATTCAATTTTACAATCCGTAACAGCTTCAAACTTCAAAGAAATACGAATTCTATTTGTATTGTCTGGTATTATCTCTCCCTTTGCAACGTCCGGAATCAATAAATCAAAAAAACTTAAATCCGTACTTTCAGTTGCTGTGACGTTATAGCTTCTTTCATCCCTGAATCTTATTTTTAAAAAAGATCCTGTATTTGTAAAATATTGAATAACAGGAGTTATTTTCATTTCTCCATTAATACGGTAATAAAATGAAAATCTATATAAAAGCAAAGGATTAATAGTTCCCTCTCCAGTTGTTTCAATAACTAAATATCGTTCTTCTCCTGCATCAAAATTTCCGAACATTGTATTTGCGTGATCATGAACATTTATTAATCTTGGATTTCGAATCGTAAAAAAACTGCTTGTTTGATTGACCAAATCACTATTCAAATATCTTGTCGTAGGAATAAAACTCGTTTCAACCATATCTTGAGGTTGACGAGCAGCTATAATATTATCTCCTGTTGCCAATCCTATTAAAATTGGATTTGAAATATCATCAACATCAAGGGACGTATCCAAAGAATTACTTAAATTATTATACGTAGGCCGAATATCATAAGTTTCTTTAAAGCCTGTTTTTGAACTGACTCCAAAATATCCATTCAATATTCTTTTATTTTCAAAATCAAATATTCTTTTTTTAGTAATTTCATTTCCTATAATTTCATTAACGACAATACTCGATGCGCTTTTTGGAGATCCAGGAGAAGCAACTGTCATTAATTTATAGGCAGATAAAAATTTATGGTCCAATAACAACGGAACCTTAATTCCAACTTCTGTTGCTGTCGGTAAATTGGTTAAAGCACGGTTACGGGTTTCACAACCTTGCTTTATTGTTTTAATTGTATCTGCGTTCAAACGGAAACCTCGTCAAATTTAATCTGTACATCTCCACGTTCATTCCCTGCAGTCTGTTCATAGCTCACATTTACTTCCATATTGCAAAAAATAACATTCGGTAATGTTCCAGGCATTTTTGTCCTTAACGCAATCGGATATCCCATCTTATTCCAGTTTTCCAATTTTCTCATATCATTAATAAAATATCCAGGCCGATTCTGCCATGTTGCATTCAAGGAAAGTTTCAGTCTTGGATCGCCTACTTTTAATGCACGTATTTTTCCGGACGGATCTTTATTGGTTGATCGACTTGATGAATTAGAAGTAGATATTCCGATTCTTGGATTCACATCGACAGTGTATCTTCCATTTGCTTCCTGAGATGTTTCAACAACGTGTTCTACGACAACATTATCAACATGAAATCGTAAATCCCTTTCGTCAGGATTTTCTGTAAAATTAGCATAAGATCCGACTCTCATGCTGACCGCATTGGAAGGGCATAAGGCACGTTCAGAAATAAAAATATTTGTAGATCGTTCAGGAACAAATGAAGTTGATTCCCGAAAAACAATAACTATATCTGTGGCCAAAGCATCCTGATCATCATAAAATCCAATAATAATATATGGAGTAACCAAACCATTTCCTGGTACACCTGCTGTCATTTTATAAGCATTCTGAACCCTGACCCATCCTGAAAAAGCAACTGTTTTATTCTGAAGAAAGTTCAATACATTCGCACGCCTTCCCGAAAGCACTTGAGAAATACCAACATCAACAGGAACAGTCAATAATACCGATGTACTTATTCCCTGACTGAAACCTTTATATTCATCCAATGAATCTTCACGAGAATAAATAAAATCGGTATCAGTTCTCATATCTGCAGGAGTTGATACCGAAGGAAATTGATCATCAGCCATGAATTCCCATGATTCGGCCAATGGACGAATTACGACTGGATCACCTGGAAGATATGAATTTACAAATAAGTCCGAATATCCACTCTTTAATTTTTTAATATCGATTTCATCTTCATCGCCTACTTCTGTAATACTTTCTATACGAAAAACCTCAGATTTGCCATAATAAAGCAAATTTCCGCTTAAATCACGAGTTGGATCAGAAGATGGACCAATATAAACCCTTGAATTTGGCTTAATTCTTGAACTATGTCCATTTACGTAAAACACTGAAACTCCAGCATTTACAGATCTTGACAAAACTGTTTGCTGCTCAAAACGAGCCATATCCATATTATTAATTGGAATGACAACACCCATTTCCCACAGGCCACCCTCATTAACTTCCAAATTCTCTTCTAAAATTGCCATTTAAAACCCTCTCAGACCTCCATAGATGCTCTGTACGGCCCGATCCTATGCAAACTCACGGTTATCCATTGATTCCTGTATTTTATCCCTTAAACCCTGCTCATAGATCATCGAAATAGCTTCTTCAGAATCACCGCTTAAGACATTTACTCCACTGAATTCAATTGTATTATTGACCACAATGGATCTTGACGGTTCTGACGATCCGGAGCCACCAAGTAAACCACCACCCTGAAAACCCTTTACCGGCCCACCATAATAAATAGATTGAGAAGTTTTCCCTGTCTTGTCTCTATTTATTTGTTCAATCCGGTCTGCATTATTTCGATATATTTCAGGTGGAACGTAAAATTCTTTTGCTGTCACGGCAACAGGAACCTGATTCATTTGTTTTCGTGTAGACCTTGCCTGAGAAACCATCCTCGATAACTCTTCACGATGTGCAGCCGTTGATTGACGGTTTACTATATAAGAATTCGGAGGAAGGGCCGTATGAATATCATCAATACCCCCATGACCACCCTGAATAATTCCACCAGGAATCCGTCTTAATTCACCGCCTCTTCGTTTATGATCTTCAATAAGGCCACCATCAAATTTACCGGCTATGGCTCTTACTCCTGCAAAGATAGCAGCTATTCCACCGATGATTGCAGGAATGGCGATAAAAGCAAAAAGACCAAAAGTTTTAAATGCTGCTGCTATTGCATCTCCAGTTGATTTCGACTGGCTGGCGGCAACAGATTTATATGCATTGATTGTTTCCGCAACAGCTATTTTTGCAAGCCCCTGAAGAATTGCGTTTGTTAAATCAGCCTGCAGCCTTTTAATTGAATCATCTTTTTCAGCTTCAATCTTAACTTCTTGAATAGCTGTTGCTGCTGCGGTTCTCGCTCTTTCATCAGCCAAATCTTTTTCTCTTTGCAATCTGGCAAGCTGTTGTTGATAACGGGCATTCTCTGCATTTATTTCAGCCGTTCTTTCATTTTCCAGTGCAGCAACCGCATCACGCTGTTTATCATTAAAGAAAGCAGAAGTTTCAATCTTTAGCTGTTCAAGTCGAGCAAGAGAACTTTGATCAATTTCAGATTGTGAAATTCCAAGTCTATTTTCAAGCTGATTCAAGGATTTAATCTGTTCTTCCAGTTCAGCTAATTTAATTTGACGCTGTTCAATAGTACCTAATCTTGCCGCATTTATATTCTGATCGATAGTCGTTAATAACTGAGCACGCTGTTGTTCATCCGTTAATCCCTGGAATCTTAATTCCTGTTCCAGCCTTGCAAGCTCAGTCAAACGCTCGACACGCTCATTAAAAATATCTCGCTCAACATCTCTGCGCTCACGGTCAAAATCAGAATTTATATCGGCCAGTTTCTGACGATGATCGTATTCAAGCTGAATTAATTTGTCAAGATAATCCTGTTGATTCTTTAATAAATCATCAACAAGTTTTCGATTTATTTTTCTGATTTCTTCAGCAGTTTTATCTTCTTCTTTTGGATCCAATCCAAATGCTTTGTCTATCTGTTTTGCAATTTGTTCTGAGGCAAAACTTTTAATAATTCCAAACGCTTCATCGATTACATCATTATATGCCTTAACCGATGATTTGGCAAATGCCCATTTTTCAATTTGATCTTGAATTCCAATTGCTACTTTTTCAAATTTTCCGGCAGAAGCTAATCGGCCAGCTTCTTCAACGTTCTTTTTTTGTATTGCTAATAACTTATTATATTCATCCTGAGTTATTCCTAATATTTTATGACTTAAAGAATTCAAATTATTAAATTGTTTAATCTGATCATTTAAGTTTTGTTCAGCTTTTTTCTGTTCTAAAATTTCAGCAGTAATGCCTTTTGAAAGCGGTAAAAATTCTTCAGCGTCTTCATAAATTTTTAGTTTCAATCTTTCATTGGCAATTCTCAATTGTTCTTTTACGAGTTTAGTTAATGCCTCTTCAGTTTTATTTATTGAATCAATTTCATTTTTTGTACTTTTTAATATATTAAGATTTTTATTTAATTCTTCTTTTTCACCAAGTAATCTTCCAAGAATTCCTTTTCTTAATTCTGCTCCTTTATCATCGCCAGAAATTGAATCAATTACATTCTCTAACATTCTAATTCTCATGATAGTATCTTTAATATCTTTATTAACATCAACATCTATATCAATTCCTGTTTGCTGGCTAAGATTTCTTAAAATATCTTCCTGTAATCTTTTCATTTGTTCCAATTCATTTCTTCTTTCTCTTTCTGCATCCTTTATTTTAAGAACGGCATTTACTTCATCAGTGTATTGAATATCTCTTAATTCATCAGCAACCTGTTGTGTAATGCTCAATCTTTCAAGATTCAAACTATTTATTATTTCAAAAAGTTTTACCTGATCTTCAAGAATTGATTTGTTCAATTCTTCAATATTCTTTGAAGTTTCTGCAATATCATTTTCTTCATTGGCGATTTTAACAGCATTTTCATTTAAACTATTCACTAATTCTTCATCATTTAATCTTGCTTTTGTAAGCTCCCCTGCCCTATAAGTAAATTCCAATTGTCTTTTTTCAGCTTCTTGTAATTTTTTCTTTGAATCAAGAACTTTTCTTTCAAGATCATTACGAACTCTTATTCTTTCATTAATAATTTCAATTTCATCAAGAGCTTCATTTAATTTCAATTGATTCTGAACAGCTTTTAATTCAACACCAAGACTTTTCGTAGATCCAATAAAATCAGTAGACCTTTCAAGAAGATCTGAATATGTTCCTTCGGCAATAACAAGCTGTTTATTCCTGTTTTTAATTTCCTGAGAAATTAATTTTTCATTTGCAATACTTAATTCTTGTTCTGCATTATACAATGCTTGTTTTGCTCTGGAAACCTCAGTATTGACATTTATTTTCTGCAATAGTTGAAGTTCTTTTAGTAAATTTTCTCTTGCTTCAACTATTTTTCTATTAAATTCAATACGGTCAACTATACTTTGAAGATCTGCACCTCTTGCAGTAATTTTTAATTTATTAAGATTTTTTGTTTCTTTGTTTGCTTCTTTAATTTTTTTAATTTGCTCATCAATTTGTTTATTTATAAAACCTTGAATTGTAAAAATCTTATTTTGAACTTTAAGACCGCCTGTCCTCAATATATCCGCAAGTTCAGTGGATAATTCTTTTGTTTCTTGTCTTATACTACCGAGTCTTGTTAATATTTCAGAAGCCTGTTTGCTTGTTACCGTTGCAGTTTCTTTTGCAATAGAATCAAACTTTGGTTTTAACGTATCAGCTTTATTGGCAATAAATTCAAAAAACTTACCAAGTCGTCTTCTTTGATCTTTTGTTAAACTTTCATAGGTAATTCCAACTTTATCTGCAAAAATAGATAAAGCTTTATCTGTTTCTTCTGCATCAAAATCAATTAATTTTAATTGTTGCCCAGGAAGAAAGTCAGTAAACCTTTTGAATACTTTAGTAATGTCGCCAAAGTTTTTAAGAAATCCACTTAATAAACCTTCAGAAAATAAAATTGCTTCTTTTTCGCCTCTTACCCTTCCACCTAAAGCTTTTGCAGTTAAATTTAATTCTTCCTTTATGGCTGTTGCTGCTTTATTTGTATTATCTTCAAGAGATTTTATTCCTTTATCAAATCGCTGAAATGCAGCAGGATTTACAAAATATTTTCTATCTGCTATTTTTTCTATTTGATTTCCTAATAGTCTAAGCCGGTCAATAAATTTTAATATATTTTTTGATTCATCCGGAGGTATAATTGTTTTATCAGGAAATAAATCTTCCGGAGTGATCCTTGCTGCTTTAATGGCTTCAATATTTTTACCAAGGTCAACAAAAGCAACTCTACCTTCTTTTATTACTTCATTTAATTTTTCCTGATTGCTTACCTGAATCAATGTTTGTTCAGATAATTGTTTCATTTTTTCTGTGCCAAAATCAATATCAATAGCAAGATTATCTATTGAATCACTTAATTTATCAGTTTCTTCAGATGCAAATCCAAAAAGTTTCGCAATTTTTTCTATTACAATAGGCAATAAGAAAAATATTGAAGCCGCTGCCAATGACGCTATTAAAACTCTTATAGCAACTGTAAGACCACCAATAGCAATAGTGCTTAACTTCAAAACTTTAGTTAAAGAAGCAACTCCAGAAGAAAATATTGTTACCTTTTTTAATAAAAATGCTCCAATAACAGTTGCTAATCTATAAAAAGAAGTCGCTAAATAAATAGTTGCTTTATTTAAAACAATTGATTTAGCTATCATTAATGTATATGCAAAAACAACAACTTCAATAATCCTAACAAGCCAATCAAATTGGCTGACCAATCTTGCTACTGTACTTAAAACCGAAAAAATTAATCCAAGAGCATTTGTTAATGCTTTTGTAAGAGCCGTTACAAGCGGAACAAGATCAATAAGTGTCTGAGCAAAATCTTTTCCGCTTTCTTTTTTTAATTCTTCGTTGAGTTGTAAAAATGCTTCTCTTGCGCTATTAATAATCTTCGTTAAAGCAGGACGAAAAACATTAAATATTGTCAATCCCAATTCTTCAAAAGCAGACTTTGTTAATAAAGTCTGTGATCGTATGCTTTTTGTGATTTTTTCATATAAATCACCAACGGTATTCAATTCTTTTGCGGTGCCAAGCTGATGAGCAAATTCAGTTATTGTTTCACCGCCTTCTCTTATTCTTTCAATAAGAGTAAAAATAGACGAACCAGCTCGTGCTCCAAATAATTGAATAGCTTGTTGAGCAGTTAATGTAGTCTTGGATAATCTTTCAAGAATAATACCAAGGTCATTAAAAGAAGGATTTACTTCTTCCAGCGAAACATTTATTGACTGAAGAACTTTAATCTGACGAGCAGAACCTTTTGAAAGTTCAATCAATGCCCTTCTTAATGTAGTGCCAGCAATTGATGCCGAAAGGCCAAGATCAGTTAATCGAGCAAGAATAGCAGTAGTAGTTTCTATGGTTTGATTAAAGGCAGCACCGGCAGGACCGCCAAACCTAAAAGCAATTGCCAATCTTTCAATATTAGCCCTTGAAGAAATCGTTGCTTCTGCTAATACATTCGTTACTCTTGTTGTTTCTTCTACGGCAAGATTAAAAGCCCTTAATGCAGCAACAACCAATTCTGTTGTCTGATCAATTTCTCCCATAGTGGAAGCTGTTAATTCAAGAATCGGCTGCAGTGAAGTAAGAATTTCTCCTGTCGTAAAACCAGCTTGCGCCAGTACCTGTGAAACTTGCCCTACCTGTGATGCTGTGAATATTGTATCTTTTGCAACTCGTCTTACTTCAAAAACTAATTCTTTAAATTGATCCGTTGTTGCCCTGGAAATAGCAGCAACACGAATCATTGTATTTTCAAATTCAGCACCTTGCTTTATTAAATTCTTAAAAAGAACTAAAGTAGAAAGAGTTACTAATGTGGTAATAATTCTTCTTATTGTTTTTGAAATTGCACTAAACTGATTTGTTCCAACAGTTCCAAGCCTTTTAAAGCCTTCCCTTAATCCTTCAGTATTTTTTCTGAAGGTAGCCATCTTTTCTTTTCCGGTATCGTCTATTGTTTTTGCAACATCAGTTAAATTCTTTTCAGTTCCTTTCAGCGTAACGCCTAAATTTTTTATTTGTTTTTTCGAACCAGAGGTAAGGCTATTTAATTTATCATATTCTTTTTGATTTAATTTTAATTCATTCGTATTTTCGCGTATCTCTTTATTTAATTTATCTAATTCTTTTTCTTGCCCCTTGACTCTAATTTCTGTTTTTCTTCGTGCATCACTCGCTTTTTTAACTTCAGCCGTATTTTTTATTCTTGTCGCTGTTTCGGCTTCAAGTGCTTTTTTTGATTTATTCGTATTTTTTTCAATTGATTTATCAAGAGCATCAATGGCATCTTTCTTTTTAGAAATTACTCCTACAATTTTTTCATTCTGTTTTCTATTCTGTTCTAAAGCCTTTCCACCAATCCTGGCAGCTTCTTTTTGCCCTGCAATATTTTTTTTTAAATCTTTTTCTGCTGTTCGTATTTCATCCGCTAATTTTTTTCTTTTATTGGTTTCAGTTTCAATTGTTTTCTGAAGTTTTTCCCTTACGGCCTGTGATTCCTTTAAAGTTTTTGTTCTTTTATCAATAGCTTTTTTTTCACGTTCAACATTTTTTTCTAAAGTATGAGCAGATTTTAAATTTTGTTCACCTACTTTTTCTTGTTCTTTTCTAAGATTCCGTGTTTTATCTTCAAGCCCTTTTATTTTATTGGCTAATTTTTCCAGTTCTGCGCCCTGTGCTTTGCTAATTAAACCAAGCTTAATTAAAACACTTATTTCTCTATTATCAGCCATTTATTTTTGCCTTCTTCGTGGAGCACGTGGTTTATTCTGCATCTGTGCTCTGTTACTCGCTGATTTTCTTTCTCTCTCCCTGACCTTTTCCAATTCCTCAAAACAATCTTTTCTTTCGTCCCGAATAATACGGGTAAATTCAAAAAATTTCTTTGTTTGATCGAGTAAGCAGGTTCCGGTTACAGGAATTCCGGATTCAAGGGAAGTAAGCACCAAGTCAATAACATCAATGACATCCGGATCAAAAACATAAACTGAAACCGGACACTGATAAAACTCTGTTGTACCTATTGTGTAGCGATATTTGACTCCATATTCTCCACAACAATTTCTTTTAATCTGTTGATCAGTATCCATGCATGTGGTGCAATCAAACTTTTCATTAAGTGGCAGCTTTCCGGCAGATTTATATTCAGAAAACCGGATCGCTGCCCTTAATTTCGTTTCAAACGTGTCAATTGTATCGACTACACCTTCTCCGCTTCCCCCAAATCAATACTGTCTTCCTCCTCTTCAGGTTCGTCACGTCCAGTAACAAAAGTAACGAATTCAGAACGAATTTTGGTTGGGAGCATTCCAATATTGTCAACCGAAAAAGGAACAGGCTGTCCTTTTTTCGTAGGATGATTCGAACCGTAATTAAAATTTTCCCATCCAACAATCATTATCTCACAGCGTTTCAGATCTGCCATGCTTACGCGATACTGATATTTTGAAGTCTTACCCTTGGTGGATGACTGGATTTGTTCATCCGTAATCAAGGCTTCTTTTTTGGCTGGAAGATTACGATATTTGAGTCGAAGCTGTTGATCTTCAGGCAATTCCTTATCACATTCGGGAACCCACCATAAATCAACTGTAGGATCCATAGCAGTTACATTTGACATTGTACAACCTCCTAAAAAAATTTTTAAACTCCCTATTATTATTAAAGGGGATGGTCCGTAGGGAAGCAGACCATCCCCATGTCCTATTTACACAAGCGTACCGGCAGTAATAATCTCAACAGCAACATCAAACCCATTAGGAGCATACGAAGGAGTCGTCAACAGACTTCCAGCACTGTCATCCCAGAACGCAGCATATGGAAGTTCCATCGGAATTACTTCCGGTCCACCAGCAGTCGGAGTTGTTCCGTTGAACTCAATCTTCGGAAGAATGATTTTCATGGTTTCAGTGTTGTCACCAAGAAGATCAAAATCAACTATCAACTGAGCCGATGTTCCCTCGATATATTTGTTATAAAACAGAAGATCAGAAAGTTCCATCGTAATGGTTCCTTCGACTTCTCTCTGTCCTTCAGGAAGCGAATTCCTGTTCTTGTCACCCATGCAGAACTGATCTGCAGACAGATTGTTATTAACAGTCATATCGAAAGAAAGCACGCATTCTTCCTGACCGTCAATGGTAATATTTCCATTGAAACCACTGAAAGGATCATTGATTGCAGGGCGAGAAATAGAAGTAGGCTCTGCAATATCAACAACTGCTTCTTCACGGCCAAGAACACTGAAAGTTGTTGTGGCAATTTCAGTCGGTGAAGCTGTTACGGACCAAGTATTGACTTTTGCGCCAAGATACTTGAACCATACTTCATTAGTCGGCTGATTTCCGTCAAGACCGCCAATCGTTCCACCATCACGGCTGACAAACAAAGTAAATCCAGGCTCCATTGCATACGGATCAACTTCATAAAAGCCATCTTCATATCCAAGACAGTCCGAACAAGAGGCATTGTAAGTAATTTCCTCACTTACATACAAGTCGGAATTCTGAAGATAACCGGCAGTCTTATCCGAAGCTACACCACCAGAATCAACAGGAAGAATGGTGTAAGGATCACCAGACGTTCCAACACCCTTAAGCTGGCCAATCGCCTGAACAATCATCCATGCCTGACCATTGTTTGTCAGTTCTGCATTGATATCTCCACCAATTGCAGAAGTACCCTGCTGTCTGCGCCTTCGAGCACGCTCCGGATTAAGCGCAGCGGAATTAAACGTAGAAATTTCATTGATTATGGATTCCGAAGTAATTTCTATTTTCTTCGGCTGTCCTTTGTATGCTGTTAGGTCTGCTACTTCCGAATTCAAAATGCCGAAGCATCTCTCTTCCTGCATAATGACGGTAGTACGCGCACCCGTAGCAACAACTTTCTTGCAACTACATGACATCGGTAAACCTCCTATTTAATTTTTAGAAATTTAGGCTTTTTCCTTGAATTATTTTTCAATTTTTTAGCCTGTTTATTTTCTTCATTCATTACTTTTAAATTTTTTTCAGAATCAGCATAATAATCGGACATTCTTTTATCTACAAAGTTTGAATGCACCTTAACTCCTTATTCGTGTCCACACCTGCAAATGCGAGTAGGTACGGTAATATTTAATTGTCCTGTTAAAAATGCTTCAGAATCTAATCTCCTCCCTATTAATGAATTAGAATTAATGACTATTCCTGTATCGGTTCCATTACAAAAATTATACAAGTACGGATGCACAACAAACATTTCCATGAGCCGATAAAGAGGTTTATAATAGGGGTAAGTATCATTTCCAAATTGTAAACTTTCATAATAGTAATAAAGAATAAAATCCATTTTTAACTGAGCACATTTATTTATTCTTATATCCTCCACTCTTGCTGTATCAAAAACAATCGAAACAAAAGGAGTATGATAAACTTTAAATTCATCATACTTCACAATCATGTCTTCAATCAGATCATCGTTTTGCCATTTCAGATCATCTTTATGCTCAACAACCAATTGATGAATATTATCAGCAGCATCCTGGATTTTATTTCCGGTATCTATTAAAGTTCCTGTCAGTGCTCCTGGTGCTGGCATTAAATCTTCCTCAATTCAGTTTCAATGACATGACGAGTTTCAACTCCCCACTTTTTCTCAATATCTTTTCCAATTTTATTCAATTGCGGCTTTGTCAATTTTACAAAAACAGATTCACCTTCGCCTTTGTTGATATATCTTCCAAAATGCTGCATATAATTCATCCCACCGCTTGGTCTTGAAACTTTCCACTCTCTTCCATCTCCTGTGTTCTGTATATTATTGCTGCCCCCAAAAGCTTCCACTCTCATTCGAACCTGAATATTCAAATTAAATTTTTTCGTATTTCTCGATGATTCCTTACTTGTTCTCAACGAAACAACAGATCCTGCTCCACTTGAAATCGTATCCCTTATGTTTCCAGTCCTTAAGCCAAATACTTCTCTTCCATATCTTTGTGGACCATTAAACATGGGGGCGAGTTTAAATTTATCCCCTCTCTGCAGGTTCCTTTCTTTTATTCTTGCCCACTCAACATCTCTAAACGTTTTTGTTCCCCAGAAAACTTTACTGATATAATTTTCTTTCCAATACTGTCTTACCTGTTTTGGAATTTCTGTTTTAAGAGTTGCAGTCGGAACCCTTTTTCTTATTTTTGCAGGCAGTGATTCAAGCCTTTCCCCGAAATTCTTTATATTCTTACTCAATGTTTCAATTGAAATTTTCCGTCCATTTGAATTAAAAGCCAATATTTCTATTGTGCGTGCCATTATAAAGTGCCATCCATATAAGGACCGATGTTTCCACTTATCGTAGGTTCCTGATTTTCACGATTAGGTATCTGATCATGAAGTCCATATATTCCAATTTTATTCTGGAAAAATGTTTCTGCTGTAACAAACTGCATTCCACCGGAAGCAGGACTTAAATCAGGATATACACCCATGTCGATATGCTTTTTCAACATTTCAAGAAATTCAACTGTTTCTGTTTTCCAGGACATCTCGCCTTTTCCCATTTGCTCAGTTCGATAAGTAGGATACATATCCCGGTGAATCAAATAAGCTGTAATCCTTGGAGCGACATATGTTATTTCTGGTTTTTCAGAATAAGTTGCAACCGGTAAATTTTCAACCAGCGTAACTTCTCTTAAAAATGAATCAATAAACATAGATGCATCCAAAATATAAGCAGCCAAATCAGTAGGCGATAAATTACCAGGATCTGTTCCAATTTTAATTTTATTATTGGAAGTTCTAAGAATTCTTTCAACAGCAGTATCTGTCGTATACGCTATTGGTGCATAAGCCATTATATTTCAATCCCATCTGCAGTGGTTATTATTTTATTTGAAGGAGCATTGATAATATTAATCCCTAATGATTTTGCCACGTCTATTTCACCATTTGGATCTTTTACTATATTAACCGATGCTCCACCAACACCTGGAATATTCATTTTCATAATTTTTTCTTCATCATCAATCATTCTTCCAAGATTCGCTTCCGATATCTTTGGAATATTTTTCTTCGATAAATCTCCAGATTCTGAAATAAAACGTCCTTCTCCCAAACTTCTTCGCATTGTGTTTTTAATAACGTCTGAATACGTTTTATTTATTTCCTTGTATTGTTTTTTTGAAATAATCTGATAATCATCTTCACTATCTTCTTCCGTGTAATATTCTTCAGGCAAATCGCCCTTTTGATCAACTATTGGAACCTTTTTTTCAGGTTTTGGCTTTGGTTTTATTTCTATCGTATCAACAATCGTATTAAACGTATTATTTATTTTATTAAAAACATCATCCAGCTTATTTTCTTTTGGTTCTTCTGTCTGTCTTTTTCGAATAATCTTTTTTGATTTCGGATGCACAAGTTCCTGTCTTATCAATTTATAGTATCCAGATTCAAGATCTTCTTTATAGTATTTTTCAATTTGAACTATTTCCCCACCCATCAATTTCTTTTTGGTTTTTACACCATTCTCAATTACTTCCAGAACAATTCCTGGCTCCATTACTTTGACTGTGTACATAAAGTTAAAAATCCTTTTTAAAAAAAGGGAGAGAGAAATTTCTCCCTCCCTTTCTCATCATCCTAATGCGAAACAAAACTACCCAAGTACCTTCGCAACAATATGGGAAGCACCAATGTTCGTCACTTTCGGGCCGAACTTCTTGGATACATACACCAAAGTTGCCTTCCTGCGAGCACCCTCCGAACCACGGATCCGGAAAACCTCAAAAGGAAGCGATACAAAATTATGACCAAGAGTGAGAGGGTTGCCCTTCTCAACATAGGACACAATCACTGTATCAAAAAACTGAGTCGTTGTGACCACATCGTACTGGATATTCTTCATATCGGCAGTATCAAGAGTCCCGGCGTTCACGATAGCATCGGCAAGCTGCAGACGCATTCCACGGATAGCCTTTACAGGCTGCATGGAATCAACAACAGCAGTCGTGGTATTCTTCAGAATATCACGGATCTGAGTGTTGTTTACAAATGCTTCGTAAGAGTCGGTTGAAAGAGAAACGATGTTGGGACGTTTTCCTGTACGGCTGACGATTTTCTTGATGGCCTTTGAAATATCATCAAGCGGAGCAGCAGAAGCACCACCATTCCACTTGTAGGCTGCACCAAGAATATCATAATGAGTTGCCCCTGCAGTTTTCGATGCAGAAAAAATCTCATTAATGTTTGCGATTTCCTGGGTGAGCATAATCTTTTCCGACAGAAACTTCGCTTCGTCAGAAAGAGGATCGATCTGCTCAATTGCATTCCGGAGCGCATCGTCCGAAACCCAACCTTCCAGGGCAAACTCGTCAGTCGAATAGGTGTCTTCAGAATACTGGACTCCAGCCTGTTCAGGCAGTGCGGTTTCAGCACGCCTTTCAGCAGCTTTAAACCAGCCTTCTGGGTTCACAACACGAATCTTGTCTGAATCTTTCCGTACCGGCTTTTCCGGAAGCAGATTATCCATGACATAAGTGTTATCACGGTATCCAACCACAACATCCGTTAAGAATTGGTCAAGAGTCAATACGGTCTGACTATCGACAATGGAAGGATCCGCAAATTTGCGGGTAATTGTTTTAGGCATTCTTAAATCCTCCTGGTTATTAATAATTATTTAATTATGTTGTAATCGGATCCGGTGCTGAAGTGATAGGAACAAAGAGAACCTGACCGCTTGCAGCCGCTTCACTTAAAGCAATACCGAGAACAATACCAGGAGTAACTGCACTTGCTTTTGCCACTTTACCGTCAGCAGCAGGAGCAAGAATGTTACCATAACTGATTGCAGCAGAACCGGAATCCACATCCGCTTTCCACATGGGATTGAAGAGATGAATGTCGGCTAAGTTGCCACTCGACAACTTGCTTTGTGACCAGCCAATCGGCTGATCGGCAGCATCGCAACGTTTTACGGATTGATCCGTAGAACCACAAGCAACCACCACTCCTTCTACAGAATCTTCTTCTGCAATGAGCGAAATGATCACTTTACCAGGAATCGGTCCACGATTACGGAACGCATCGGGGATTGTAGTCTGTAAAGCCATGTTAGCTCCTCCTAAAAGTTAATAATTTTTGATTACAGAATTTTGATTTCCGTAACTTCACCTTTTTCACGAAGTGCCTTGTAAGCAGTGATGTGGTCACACTTGTTCTCATCAGAATACTTTTTGATCTTAACACGGTCTTCATCGGAACCCTGAAGATCAGCACTGCCATTGGAATCATGAACTGTGGCTTCACCAAGCTCAATACCCTTGATGGTGTCAAGCAGACTGTACACACACTCAGAAAGCGATTTGGTTGTCTCAACTGTCTTTTCATCTTTGGTTTCCGAAAACTTAAAAATCTTCGGAGCACCAGTATCTGCCAGAATCACTTTCTTTGCTTCAGAAAGAATAACAGGAGGAATTCCCTCATCCTCATACTCTTTCAGACGATTCGTAACTTTCAAATTACGATTCTCTTCCTCAAGAGCCTGAAGCCTGTCACTCAGTTTCTTATCAGAACTTTTCTTTTCGCTCATGGTTTTTTCTCCTGCGTCACTTGATTGATCTCCTTCAGATTTTTCTGCGCCTTCGTCTGCAGCAGCCTCTTCACTTTTAGCGGCACCAGCTTCGGGAGCAGCATTGCCTGCACCAGCTTCCTCATTCTTTGCGGCATCAGCCGCAGGAGCAGCATCACCTTCTTTAGCGGTTTCGCCTGCGCCAGCATCTCCATCTTTAGCAGCATCACTTGCAGCAGCTTCTCCGGCCTCTTCGAATTTCTTGATCTTCTCATCTTTTTCAGACAAAAGACGATCTTTCTGATCAAGAAGGTCCAAAGCTTCCTGAGAGGTAATTTCTTTGCCATTATACTGCATCCGTACCTCCTGTTAATTATGATTTTATAAATCCCATCTGATTTCTTTTTTCAGATAGAGTTATTGGTTTTAATCCAGGTATCCAAGGTCTATTTGTTAAGCCTCCTCCTTTTAAGGTAATGCCATAATCATGATTCGTTTCTTTATCTACAAAATTATCATCGTATTCAGACGAAAAATATTTATAATCACCATTCTTAATGGCTTCTTCTCCTCTGGGAGTTGGCTTTACATAGCCAATCAATACATCCTGCATGTTGCCTTTAAAATCTCTCCGGTCAAGACTTAATTTCTTACACCATGCTGCAGCAGGAAGATCCGGTTCATGATTAAAATCAAAAGAAACATCCCTATCCAGAACACGATCATTGAAATTCTTAATAATTGAATTTAACATATCAGAAGTAATTCTGAATTGGCCATATTCCGGATGAGTAAAATGACCAGTGCGTAGCATTTCAATTTTCAAATTGCCTTGAGAATCTTTTTCAGAAAGTTTTATTTCTCCAGATGATTTTATTTTGCCTTTTGATTTACTGTCAAAAAAAACAAAACTTCCCAATTCACTGAATTTCGTATTTCCTTCTTCTTCGGTAAACTTTACCAGATCAATATCATATTCAGGACAATCTTTTCTATAAATGAAAGCGTCATCCTTCGCACATTCTTCTCTGTCAGTAAAACAATTAATGAAAAAAGCATTCCCTTCGTCTTTAAAACGAAGTGCATACATTTCACTCATTGTAACTTTAATAGTAGGATATTTTTTCTTCACTGCATTTCTGACTATTTTTTTCAATTCTTCCAAAGATCCTTTAAACCATGAAGGAACTTTTTTGTATTGAGCTACTCTTGCAAGCGCATTTCTTGCCTGACTCGCGGTTTGTTGAGGAAAATGATCTTTATTGTCTTTTACTTTAGAACTATTGTGAGGAAGAATAGCAGTAGGACGATTCCGTACTTTTGCTTTTGGATCAACTTTTTTATCTGCATTTTTTGTTTCTAAACCAGTACCATCACCTCTTCCTTTTCCTGGCCCATCTCCTCTTCCGTGAGGACCAGTTCCATCAGGAACACCACGAACAACGCCAAACCTTCTCGTCTTTCTCTCATCAGGAATTTTATCTGAATTTAAAGCGAACTCAGCAATTTCCATATCATCAAAGAGCATAGAATCGCTATAAAAATCATAAACCAAGTTATAAACATCTAATTTCAGGTCATCCAGTTCACCATCAAACCATTCAGGTTTCTCTGAATACTGAAACACTTTTGAAATCAATGCTTCTGCCTGACGCTGATTTGAAAAACCTATCTCCTTTTCTCCATAAACAAGTTTTTCAGTAAAATTCTTTTTCTTTTTATCTGCTTTATCGGATTCAGCTTTATCTTCTGAATAATATTTATTCCTTACGTATATAGAAGGAAGCGTATTTCTTATTTCTTCCAGATTAGCAGAAAACATATGTCGATGATAATCTGCATCATCTGCACCTGAATCAGACGCTTCTATATTTGTTGCCGCTGTCATAGTTGTAATTTTATTGTCCAATTCAATGTCGATCATATGGGCATGAGAAGTACCTTTGCTGGTGGAAGTGGTAACACCAACAAGCTGTTCACCGAAATTAACAAACATGATTGTATAATTATGGGTATGGCCATTATTCCCAGATGCATCGGTTTTACCAATATATGATTTCAGGTTTTTATCGTCTTTAAATGTTTTGGAAAGAGTTTCGTATCGTGGTTTTGAAATTTTTGATAAAAGAACTGAGGAAAATTTTAATGCATCGGAATCTTCTAATCCAGTCATTTTGAAAATGTTCGAAAAATCATTAATAGCTGTTTGTTTTTCTATTTCATTCAATTTTACTGATTCCATTAAATCTCCCTCGCTGGCCTTTTTGCCTTTAATTGCGGAGTTACAAATTTTAAAAGCACTTTGTTTAGAGAACCCCTGACTTTTTAATTGTAGAACACAACTTTCAACTTTTTCATCTTTTGATCTCTTATCGGCTAATTCTTTATTTTCTTCGTTCTCCATAAAGCACTCCTATCTATTAATATAAATTGTTTTATAAGAAATTTAAAATTTTTTACCAAAAAATTTAAAATTAATTAAGATGTTACCTTTGCATCTATTTTATCATCGTCTTTTGGATCCCCATCTTTTCCTTCACGTGCTTTATTTCCAGAAGTTTTTTCTCCTTTATCCGGACCTGTTGTTTTCTTTGGCAATTCAACTTCTTCATCCTTTAATTCTTTTCCGTCCATATCAAATTTTTTCGGAACATAAACATTGGCTTCCTGCTGCGGAACATCCAATGTATCCAAAATTTTAGAAATATCAGGAAATTTCTTAAATGGAAAAGCATGAAGATTTTTTACATAAGTTGAAGACAGATCCAATATTTTACTCATTAATTTTCTCATCTCAGAACGTTTCTTAAAATCAATATCATCAATATTAAGTCTGCAATCTGCACGTTCTTCTTTACTAAAATTCCATTCAACAAGCGGTTTAATTATCTCCGTATTTACCTTTACTTCAATTTGTTTTACTATAGCAGCTAAAGTAGATAAATAAACCTGACTGCCGGTTTCTTCATCCATTGCACTTAACGTTGCTTTATCGGGAATCAATAAACCACGCAATATTAAAAGATCCCAGAAGCCAACAATATCCTGTGGTTTTATATTTAATTTTCCCTGATCAATTGATTCTAAATCCCAAAGTAAATGGCCTGTGTCTTTATCCCTGATTGAAGGAATAACTATGTTTCCGTATGACGAAACAGAATTAGCCATCTTCATTGCAATTTCAGAACGATCTATCTGCTGTCCATTCGGAAACCGTTCAATGCCATGAGGATAATAGACTTTGTATGGAGGAATCGAAAAACGTTCCGTATATCTTAAAAAGAATTGTGTTGAAATCTGTTTCCAATACCATGCTTCATAAGAAGAAATCATTCTTGACCGGCCAAAAAAATTACCAAACTCTTCATCGTTGGTAATAATCATTGATTTATTTCTTGGCAATAAGGCTTTTTTAACTCCGGTCCTGTCCTGATTAATTCCAGCAAAATTTCCTTTATCATCAACCCGTACAGTCAATGTCATTGGATGAATTGGTTTCACTTTATCAAGGACAATAAAATTACGATCTTTTATTTTCCTTAAATTCTTTCCAGGATCAAGATCCATCCTTTTACGGTCCCAAACTTTTTCAAAACCAATAAATCCAAAATCCAATGACTTCAAACTATTTCTTACCAGATCAGCCCATTTATTTTCAAGATTCTTTATAATGAATGTTTTAATAACAGGAGAATCACAATTAATTGTATAACTTAATTGAGTAATCGGAAATTTTACAATAGCCATTCCCAAGGCTACCTGACTGTCCCTTCTCATCATATCCAGAACAGTCAGTGGAATATCTGAAGAACGATAAAAACCAAGACCAATATTGCCGTTAAATGGACTGACCGGACCAGTTATTCTCTGGTTCCCTGCCGTAGTCCATTCTCCAGGAAGAGGAGGTTTTGATTCTTTTGAATTTAAAATATCCGAAGCAAACCTTTTTATGGTCTGGCTGTCAAAGCTGTCCTTGACATATTCAGGAATGGAATCATAAACAGAATCTTCAATTTGTCTTAATTTTTTTACAGCCATAGATAAAGCCTTTTAAAATTATTTTAAAATGTTCTAATATTTAATAAAGCATTCGTTTTTATAAACTTTGCCGGGAATATTCCAACTTACATGCACAAATTGTTTTTCTGGGTAAAGAATAAGCTGCCTGACATAATTATAATAAGGCATCAGAGAGCAAAATAATTCTTCTGCACTCATCCCCTTTGTTCTGATGTCTATTGCATTTGCCGTTAAATGATCTGAATTTGCAGAACCGCCCACGGCTTCATTAAGTTCTGGAGATCTTTTGCCTGATAAAATAAAAATAGAATTCTCCTTATGACTTAAACGCCACGGATCAAAAATCATTTCAACGCCAAGCGAAATATTCATTTTATCATAATTCGTTAAAAAAAACTTTTTGCATAGATCAGGATGTTCATCCGATACAATAAATTCATACCATCCAAAATAATTATTCTTTGTAATATATTTTTCTTTCATATCGCTCCATTTTTTTCAAGGAATCCTTTAATCCATGAAACATTCGCTTTTACTTCGCTTATTGATTCACTGAAAAAATCTTTTACTTTGTCCACTCTCTGATGGAGCTTCGAATCCCCTTCTTCCCGTTGTTCATGTATTCTGGCCACAGAAGCATCAAATTTCTTAATATCAACTTTGCTGTCTATTTCTTTTTCAAGAACTGATATTAATTTTTTCATGCTCCTTCTATTTGCGAAAAAATTAAGAGTAATGCCTGCAATAATAAGAACTAAAGTAGGAAGAATTAAATAGACAAATAAAGCCTTCATCAACTGAATAAATAGCGAAGCTATCTCAGGACTTCCGTTTGTCAAAGTAAACACATTAGACTCCTATTCTTCATTGATTTTTTTATAAACGACAAAGACATGTCCAGAATCTCCAAGAGCTACATTTAAATTATCGCCTTTAACTCCCGTTCCTCGTCCATTTCCAAAATCAATAAAAAACAATTGAACAGGTGCTGCAGTAGCAATCATATTTCCGTGAAAAACAATTTGTGATCCAATCGTTACTTCAATGGTGGTATCGTTATCAATTGAAATATCCAACTGATAAAAATTGATATACTCGTCAGAATCAACAGTAATCGTTTTTGTACCGGATCCAGAAAAATCCATATGTTCAACACCACGATCTTCTGCCATAGCGTACTCCTTATTATTTTAAATTTCTCTTCTTACTTTTTTCTTCATATTTGGGATCAATGAAGTTATTTCGCTAACTCTGTTAAAAGACAGCATCGGCATGTCATGAGAAAAATCTCCATAAGGATTAAATTTCATAATCGATGCTACTTGGGGAATATAAACAGAAATCTTTTTATTCATATTTGTTTTATTATTGCTGCCGTTCACCAGTTGTTCGTTAAAGGAGCTATATGTATTCGTTTCTCCAACGGGAGGATGCCCTACTTCCGATGCCGCTAATAATGCCCAGAATTTATCGCCATGATGTTTTTTCTGATTTGCTTCAACATCAAAACGCCAGATCCCTGTAGGCAGCAGTGTTCTTTTAATTGAATGAATCTGAGATGAAACATTCCTGTTGGTAGAAAAGCTAATTCCTTTTTTCTCCATCCTTATTTTAAATCGTCTACATGCTTCTTCTTTCCAGGAATTACTATTAAAGTCAAGGCGTTCCACAACATCATAAGAAACTTCTTTAAGATCTTCATATATATTCATTCCTATTCCGTTTGCGTCAATTCCGAATTTTACAAGTTTATTTCCAAGACGATTTATCTGACTTAACACCTGTCGTCTTTGTTCTGGAAATTTTACATTCTTAAACGTAATGTTACAACGGCATATTTGATGGTGTGTATTTTCGTCTTCTTCGACATAATAAATCTCAGAAGCATCTGTTGTTCTGCCTACGTCAAACCCACCAAGTATTTTACCTTGAATTATTCCGGAATCAATCGCAAACATGAATTCGTCAAAATCAGTATAGTGATCAACACCAACACCTGATTTTGACGAATCGTTTTGGGTTAATTCTTCAGAAGGAGAATCGTATTCAGGAACTTCCTTTGCATCGACATCAAAAATAGGAGTACAGCTATTTATCAAGTCCCAAGGGAAATAAGAATAAGCTTCATCAAGAAATTCAATTTCATACTCCTGTCTGAAATCATCAAGAGTCATTGATTTTCTAATCAGTTTCAAACGGTCATTGGCAAATAGATGAATGCGTTCATCAGTATGCATTCCCCATGCTTGTTTTCTTGCTTGTATAACATTTCTACAAAATTCAGGAATCACCCACCAAGGAATTTTCATCCTTAAGAAAGGAGCATAGTCATTATCCTGATTTACGCCAATCTCATAGAAAAGACCTCCCTTTCCTGCAGGAGTGCTTCCTACCCATATTGTTGAACTTTTTGATCTGATAAGAGCAGGCAAAGCAGAGGTATATATTTTACGAATATGAATACAGTGAGCAGCTTCATCAAGGCGTATATCCAGTTCACCGCCTTTTCCACGAATGATGCGCTGCGGATATGAAAGAATACGAGTCTCAAAAGAATCCATTCCTGATTTTTCAAATACCAGACTCGTTTTATTATCATATTTTAATTTTCTTTGCAACTTCCATTTTCTTGGCATCGATTCATAAAGTTCACGAGCAAAAACAATTTTTTCTTTTGATTCTTCTTCATTGTATGAAACAAATATGGATGTGTGTTTTTTCTTTAACATTGCCTTGGCTAACGACTGAGCAGCAATATTAAAAGAAAATCCAAATTGTCGGCTTTTGTTGGCCCATATAAAAGGATCTTCTGAATCAATTAAATAAGAAGCAATATCGCTGAATCTGGTAGGAGATATATTTCCTTCCAAATCCAACGTTTTGGTTGTTTCCTGAATAAAACCTAAATTTGTTGCAAGGAAATTTTTATAAGCTTCTGTATCTTCAGACGGTTCTTTTGAAACAATTCCAAGAGGTGCCTTATTGGACTCCATCATATCATCAAGACGATTTTTTTCAACAAACTTATTATCATGAAGGACAAAATGTTCCTTTACGAATTTACGTCTGTTGCCCAGACTACGGCTTATAATTTTACCCTGAAGATCTAAATAATCTTCCACAGATAAAGGACATCTTGATCTTTTAACCATCTGTTCCGCTTGGAAAGTTGATAATATTTTTATCTGATTTTAAATCATCTATTGCTTCGGCCTGTTTTGCATGAGAGAATTTCTGTCTACGTTCTTTTCGCTCCTGAAGGTCTTTCAATTCATCATCATCTTCATTGAACCCACCACTGGCAGTATCAAGCCTGATTTCCTTACCGATAATCCGGATAATCTCAAGAAGCTGTTTTATATCATAGTTTTTAATCGGATTTTCAGGATCATGTAGTCTACGGGTAAGTTCAACATAAACAGGAGCAAGAATCATTTTTTGGAGATTTAATCGAAATTGAAGGCCGGTCTTATTGATGATAAAAAGGAATAGATTACGTGCTTCTATATAATTTTTGTTCTGGTGCCAAGCAGTAATTGTTTTTGGTGTAATTCCAATAGCCGCACCGATATTCTGAAAAGTAGCTCCTGTTGATTCAAGACGAGCAGCCTCAATCTGTTGAGCAGTCAGAACATCAAACAGCTTTGTTAAAGTCTCTTCTTCTTTACTTGTAAACTGAAAATCACCAACTTCACAGACTTCTTTTACATCAACAACTTTTTCTGTTTGGCGTTGTCTATACATATAATCTCCTTATAACTAATAATATAAATAAAAATACAAAAAATTTAAAATTTTTTGCAGAAAAATTTAAAATAAATAAAATGATAAAAAAAAGAAGGTGGGCTATTTGTAATAAGATTTTACAATGCGAAAAATCTTCTGCCTATTCTTAACATTTAATTCATCAGCAGTTTTTTGAAAAGATTTCGTCTTTTTATAAATCCCGATAACCTTTTCTACATATTCTTCATCAAGGGTATTTTTCCTTATAATTTCAGGATTAAGATAGTGTCTTACTGACTCATGGCTTATTTTAAGGTGCCTACCAATCCAACGTAAGGACTTCCCTTGAAGATAAATCTGGTTTATTTTTTCTTTAAATTTCAAATCATCTTTATCAGGCATACCTACAATATAAATATATTTGACAGCAATTACAACTTTTTATAATGAGAAAATTTGTAGGCAAACGGGGCAGTATGGTTTGCAGGGTTTGAATCAAAAACATAAATATAAATAACATCTGACCGGTGCTCACTTGGAATACCGATCAGATCATTATATGGCTTATCCATTGATCGAAAATCGCCATCGAGTGGGCCACCGATCAACTTAATTATAACAGAATTCTTTTTCGTTCTTTCCATTTGAGAGGCTATCTATAGATAAAGCAATTATTCCAAGACTCTGTTCATTCGATATATCCAATTCATGCTCTGCCTGCTTTAACCCTTTGCCACTCATAATCATATTACAAAATTTATTTATCTTTTCTTTTGGAAGTCCGGATACACTGCTCTTGCATTGTTCATACCATTCACACATTCACGACTCCTTTTCTTCTGCTTTCAACTTTGCTATTTCAAACCGAATCATCTTATCCAGAATTACCTGTGTTCTATTCCTCCTTCCTTGGCATGATAAACATTTTGACGTAGTGGATAAAGTCACTCTTTCAAGCAGCCATATTTTCTGCTCATTGGATTCATTAAGACTCAGGATTCTTTTTATTTCCTGAATCTCTTTTGTTATTATTGCCATTTGAAAAATCTATAAAAACAGGACTTCCTGATTTACCAAGAAATTCGTTAAGACGTTTAAATTCAAAATGACGGTCAAGGTCCTCTGCTGGAACTTTATCAATTTCAGAAACTCTGGTTTTTACTTTTTGAATGTCGTAGGCAAGGACCGGAAAACTAAAACGGAGGTGGGCAACACCAATCAGACAATCTTCAAAGCCTTCAAGCTTCAAAGCATAAGGATTAAGATCCTTGATTTTCTCTAAAATTTCTGCTGGCGGCATAGTATATCTAATATAGATTTTTACACAAGAAAATCAAGAATTAAATTAGCCGTTTTCAGGCTGTTTTTAATGTTCTGAACGATTTGCTATGGTCAAAGGATTATAGAGGCT